CGAATTTTCTCCTGAAGAAGCTCTTCAAATTTCTTGGCGTTCTCTTCCATTTTCTCTATTCTTTTATTTGATCTTTCAACTTTCCTGATCTTCTTTTTTAATACATCGCGTTCTACTTTTCTTTTTGCTTCTTCGGCCTGTACTTTTTCCAACCGATCTTTGAGATTCTTGTTTTCTTTTGTCGATTTAATCAATCTGCTCTCAGCAGCTTTCCTACTTTTTCTTGTCTGTTCCAGTTCTTTCTGAAGGTCTTTTGCACTTTTGCCTTTTACGACTGCCTTTGGTTTCGGCCTTGGTCTTGGCTTCGGCTTTACTTTCGGTTTTGCTATAATCGGTTTTGGTTTAATTACCGGCACAGGTTTAATTACCGGCACAGGTTTAACGATCTTCGGTTTTGGCTTTGGTATAATTTGCACGGGCTTCACGGGTATCGGCCCGATTGTATCTTGAACAACCTTGCCCGGATTGAAGTTCCACCCAACGTCCGGGCCGGGCTTAACCATAACGCCGTCAATTTCAACTTCGGCCATCGGCGGTTTAGAAGTCGCAAGTTCTGTTTCGTCCTTGTAAATCTCAAGTGCGTCGCAGCGACACGAAATCCCGTTGGGGGGAAATATCTCTGACCATTGCGGGTCGTCTTTCGGCAATCTCACGCCATCCAGAGCATCGTGGCTCGGCCTTACCCGGTCATCGCCAACAGTAACATATTCGTAACCCCAGAGCATATCATCTATCACCGGGTCTTGATTGGCATTCCACTGCCCGGCGGAATAGGCTACCTGAATCTGTGTTCGGACAAGAGTTTCGAGCAAATACGGCTTATCTGCTGCAATCCCGGACGCGTCAAGGGCACTTCTGAGAGTTTGAGTCGCCTCGCGTCCATGCTGGCCATCCTTCACAATCGTCTCAATTGCCTTAGATGCCTTGGCTTCTACCGCCACAGAGGCGTTTCTGGTTACCTGAACGGCCTCAGGTGCGTATTCCTTTGCGATTACGGCTACTACCTGCTCGTCTGGTATCTCCAATCGCCTCTGGAGGAATCCTATGGCCTCGTCATAAGGGCCTGCTGCCTTGCGTATTTCGGCGATATGGGATGCTGCCCGGCGGATATTGCGTAACCTGCCTGTAAGATGGGCCGCCACCGCTGCATCTGTCAGCAGCGGGACAAGACTGTCAAATCCCCTGTCAATGGCTGTGTCTATGTCCTGCCCTCGCGTGTACGCCCGCATGGCCGCCAGCCGGATATTCCGGGCAATTGCGGGTATGCTGCGCATGGCGATCCTCTCCAGCCGCCGCCTGTCGCGGTCATTCAGCTTTGCCGCTTCATGGGATTTTTTTGATGCTGGCATTTGTTTCTCGATATATGTTACGGACAAGTCTAGTCATTGACGCGGCATCGTCCTTATCATCACCCGGACGGGCGGGCATATCATCAGTATTTATTGTCTCCTCGGCTTTCGGCAAGCCAACAGAATCCAACATCGAATCTATATCCAGCCAACTAACAAGCAGGTCGATGTTTGCCGGATTTGTCAAAGTCTTGCCGAGAAGTTCACGTAAAAACGCTTGCTGTTCGGCGGTTATCCCGGCCTTGGATATGTACACGGTATTTTCTGCATCCTGCCCAAAATTATATCTTAACAGCGGGTTAATCAAGTACCAGTTCACATATCGGAGGATATCGTTGTACAGCAATATCGCCACTTCGATTGCCAAATCGCCGTGCGTTTCGGCCTCGGCCTTTGTCCCGAATGTTCCCTCAATCGCCGCACGCTCAGGCACAAGCCAGCCTCGCATCAACTGCGAATCGTAATACTTCAGCATGTTTACGAAATCGCTACCGTGCTGGCCCTTGGGTTCCAGAAACGTAATCACCCACGCCTGCATATCCTTCAGACTCACGCCCTTTTGTATCAAATCCTCGGCATATTTCTTGAACTGGTTCGGCATGGCGATGCCTTTTGCACTGCTGAGTTTTTCGATTACCATCTTAGCAAGATCAAAATTACTCTTGACCGCACCGGTAGCGTCTTTGCTCTCGCCGGTTGGATATTCGACAACCGGGATAACACCTGCCGTCTTTGCCCCGTAGTTCGCCATTTGCTGCGCCGTATCCAGCCATGGTTGCCATGCGTTTACGCGGATGTTCTCATGTCGGGACCGGCCGTAAAAGTTCCCCGCTTCTCCATCATATGTAAACCAGAAAACCTTCTCCGGACCAAGTTCCACAGCATTTTGTTTTAATCCAGCAAACGCTCCTGTCTTTTCGTCCACCCTTACTTCGGTATAATCAGGCAATAGCGGTTTAATTTTGGCATAGCCAAATTTACCATTGTCAATATCCCACACCTTCTCAAATGACTGAAAGCCATAGTCAAGTGAGTATGGAATGTTATAGATAAGGCTCGGCCAGAAATTCTCAACCTGCTCACGAATGAAGTCTACACGATCCTCCTGCACATCGTCAGTGGCCTCAATCGACCACGTAGCCATGCGAATCGGCACAGAAGCAATAGTTCTGGCAAGAGCAACGGTAGGATGCTGCCGTATCTTCCTGTATGTTTCGTAAGTTCCCGGTGATGCAGGGGTATAGCCATCCATGCCTGTTAGGGCAGTGGCCACCCCGGATATCCCACTGGTAATGTTCTGTATCCGGGTTTTTTCCCCGGCCTTTGGCTTCTTGAATATCTTTTCGAGTATCTTTGCCATTACAAAACCTTTCTATGCAACACTAAACTCACCCGCTGGTTCGTTTACTATCATTTTCATCGGACGAAGGTAAAATACGCGATACCGCTCAGCATCTGAACTGTGACTTAGCGCATCGATGTGCTTATCAATCAAACCGTTCTCGTCTGTCTTGAGATTCTTAAAATCAGTTATCAATCTTTTGCATCTCGGATGTACGCGGTAGTGCCGATGCTCGTCGATATCGCACAACGCATCGTTAAACGCATTCATGCTGTCTTTTATTCCCGGATTCGCTTTGGGTACACGAACGCGATATGCTATACCTTCACGATTCAGAACTTGCTTGACTATCTGATAATCTGTTTCGCCCGTTCCTGTCCATTCGCTTTGCCCGGAAGCATCACCGAAGATGTGTAATTCGTTAGGCCATCGATATCCGCCATGTGCTTTTATCCATTCGACAAATGCTTCTGCTGCTGCTCGCGCGTGCATACGTGATTCGTGTATTTCGTCAACAACAACAAATTCGTCCTTCTTATTATCGTATTGGCCTATTTCCAAATGCATACCAGGCCGCACATTGAAGTCAAGCGAAATCTGTAACGGTAAATCATCACGCAGTGTTGCATTAACGTCGATATTGGCATCGGTAAAGTTCCCGTAAACCCGGCCAATACCTACCGCACCCGGACGTTGCTGGTACATGCTTTCCCATACTTCTTCTGGGCAGGCACTTCGAGTTGCCAATACATCATCACGGGTATATCGCCTAGGACAGAGAGGCTCGCCTTCGGCTCGGCCAAGAGCATCGTCTTTTTCTGCGAGTGCGGGTAAGCGTACTACCTGCCAATCGTCAGGATGTTCGTTTATCAAGTAGCCGGTAAGATCGTCCTCGTGCCATCGCTGCATGACAACGATGATTGTTGCATTAGGCTCACCACGACTATACAGGGTAGAATTAAACCATTCGATTGTTCTGTTCCGTACAATGAAGCTGTAAGCATCTTGCCAGTTCTTCAGCGGATCGTCTACGATTATCAAATTACCACCATGCCCTGTTACCGGACCACCGACACCTGCGGTTATCATACCACCGCCTTGCGGGGTATTCCACCGATGGGCGGCTTTACTGTCCTTGCTCAGAGTTATACGTATTCGCCTGTTATGTTCAATTTCATTTCGGCACTTGCGTCCCCATTCAGAAGCAAGCCCAGCCTCATAAGCAGTGAGTATAATATTCTTGTCAGGCAGATTATCCAGAAACCAAAGCGGTGTCCACTTGCTTACCAGATATGATTTTCCATGTCGCGGCGGCCAGTTGATTATTAGCCTCCCCCGCCCACTGGCTATGGCTTTGGCGATCAGGTTGCCTGCAAATACCTGTGCTCGAAATGGTATCCATTTACCACCAGACACGTGCTGCGCATAAGTATGCGGCGTCCATCGCCATGACTGGCCGCAAATTAACGCCGCTGTTTCACTCGCTGTTTGTTGTGTTTTCGCCATTACCATTTTTCACGTCGCCATCTTTAGGTTTATCATCAATCTCATTCAGGCAGTTAGCCAACTTTATTGCCGCTTCCATCGCTTTAGGATTCGAGAATATCTTTTCGATTGAGTCCTGCGTTCCTGCAAATAGTTCATCACCATCCGCCCCGGCGATACGGAAAGGAACATTACCCTCATGTCGATTCACTATTAGGTTCTGCTGTTGGAAGCTACCCTTGAGTGCTTGGTTAATCATTTTTGCCACAAGTGCTTCACCAACTGTTTTTTCCGTGCCCTCAGCTATCTCTTTCGCTAGCAGTCTACGGAATATACTCGTTAGGTTAACACTGCCTTTCGGCATACCACCCGGATTCAAAACCTGACCAGGCTTGATGGGTATAAGGTTTTTCAGACTATTGGGATGTTTCCCTCTTTTCTCTACCTTTCCGTTATTACTCGATGAATTATCTTTTGGTTTTGTCATATCATTTGTTGTTCTCGGCCTGATGCTCCATAAGCCCACGGATCACGCGGATATCACCTTTAATCTGACTGAGGTCATCAAAAAATTTCACATCGTGGGCTTCACCCTTTTCGAGTCGACGGCCATGATTCGCCAGTAATTGAGCCTGTACTTTGACGTCGCTGGAAGTTGATACCAAGCTAACGGTTACGCAACCAATTGCTGCTATACAAACGCCAGCGATAATCTTTCCTATCAAATCATTTTTCATATTATGGCCCTTTATATGTGGCACGAGTTTTGATTTTGTAAACAGTTTGATACCCAGAACCGGTAATTGTGATCTTCACCGTGTAATACGCATTTTCCACAAGCGTAACTGTGTGAGGTATTTCGCCAGCATAATCACCGTCAGTTCCGGTGATATACGAGATACTCATATCTTCTGCGCCGCTTACCGGCGAATCGTCAGCATCGTAAAGTGTCGCAGTAATCACAGCATCGTTAATGTATTCTTCCGTAACACAATCCTTTAACCCGCGAACACGGATACAGTTATCAGTGCTTAGATATACATTATCAACGCTCATATCACCGTTACCTTTCCGTCTATGCGTGGCTCATCTTCGATATCGCCGCTAATCCTCGGCTCCATACACAACAATCCGCTAATCCGAGCAATGATACTCACAATGCCGCGAGCAATAATCCTGCCCTCTATTTTCATATCAAACGGTGGCATAAGCCAAAATGTTCTGTCAGAATTTGTCAACATCCCATCGGGTAACTTAAAAAGTCGCATCAGCTTGCCTCGCCTTGGATTTCGGTGGTCCCATCATCAGCTACAGTCTGTGTCGTAACTGTAGTCATACCATCTTCTTTAAGTGTTTTCAAGGTTCCTGTTCCCGTCGCGGTTTTCGTCAGCGTGGTCTTACCAAAGAACCGACGCCATATCTGGACTACCATTTCCCGGAAATCCGTCGCTGTACTAGATGGTTCGGTGATAGATATCGAATCCAAGCCGTCTGAGGCCAGTTTTGCAGCTTGGGTAGCTGTGTCCATTTCGGTCTTAGTTGGCGGGTCGTAGGCCGTCAGGGCCGCTGCTGCGGCAATCTGAGCCTGAGCCTGCGATAGATTATTCAGAGCCGCGATAGCCACGCCGTTATCGGCAATTCCGGTATTGTCCGGGGCTATAGCGTTCCGGGTAGACACTGCCACATCAAGATAGGATAGGTTATCCAGTAACGACGCCCTTGCAGCAGTCAGGCGGGTAATTAGCGTATCGATGTCTGCCGGTACATGTGTCGGGCCGAGTTCGTCAAGATAGCCTGCCCTAATCGCAGACAGCCGTGTCAAGAGACTGTCAATATCTGTTGGGATATTAGCAGTCGCGAGTTCGTCCAGATACCCGCCTCTGGCGGCCGTGTATCCCTGTGTCGTCATACCTGCTGTTACATGACCCTCAACATTACCTTCGATTGCCAGTGCGGATACGTCTGCTTTGAAATCATCCACGCCGGAAACAGCAGCACCAGCAACCTTCGTTACATCAACTTCCTGATCAGCGGCAAGGGAATACCCTGTCTTATCGTCATTCTGGCCAACTGTAACCCGGCCGGAAGCATCATTTGCCAATAGATTTACCGGCGTTGTAAGAATCTTCGCAGCAGCGTCGGTTCCGGCTTGAGCTGCGGTATGGCTTGATCTGCTGGAAACAGTAGTGTTAAGATTAGTTAAATTATCCAGATACCCGGCACGAGTAGCAGACAACCGAGTAAGTAGATCATCAATATCTGAAGGAATGTTCGCGGCTGCCAATTCATCAAGGTATGGAGCCCGAACAGTCGTATATCCCTGCGATGTCATGCCACTTTGCACGTTGGTTTTAACTTGGGCAGGCGTTGCGGTCCCGTCGATCTGGTCAGAGATCGACTCAAGCGTATCACTGTCTGCCCCGGTCCGGGCAATTTGAGTCGCGTTTGCATCCTCGGATAATATCGGCCATGCCGTGCTCTCATCATAACTCACCTTCTTGATCGCATCGGCCGCAAGTGTCATAGCACTACCAGGTATTGCCAATCCATCTTGGATTTTCGTTACCGCCGCAGCGGATACAGCACCAGTAGACAATGAATCGTCCTCCATCGCATCAACATTCGTGCGAACATATTTATTATGAATATGTGCATCATCACCAACGGTCGGCAAGAATGAAAACGCACGATCCACAGTCACCACCCGGCCCAAAGCCCAGTTGACAATGCGCCTTATTTCCACATCCCGTGTTAAAGAAGATACGTCTCTAATCTCTAAAAGCATATCATTGTATGCATTGTCTTCTATACTACCACCCGCAAGTGTAAAACTGGTAGTGGAATTCTCAACTGCAACTTCAGTTTCAACCGCAAGAACACGTTTGACCATGTGTCCTGCTAAGAAATTGCCTCCCTCATGTCTTACAAGTTCAAGACTGGCTTCCCACACGGCCTTAGCAACTTCTGCTGGTGTAGTTTCGCTTATCGCTACGGCGTTAATGACTACTTGGTCAAGGTAAAGATATTTACCAGCGTTCGTGTCTGTAGAGGTAAATCTGATTTTAACTTCGCCATCGCTTACCTGCTGGTGGGAGGAAAGCAAAATATATGTATAGTCATCATCTGACGATCCGCTAATCCCGGTAACAGTATCGGCGATCTGATCCCATGCAGATGTTATATAATTCCATGCCCAAACCAACACTACCCCGCCAAGTGTTTCTTTAGCATTAATGCGAACAACCGAAGCCTTACGGGTCGTGCCAAGAGTAAATGTCTGATAAATGTTCAAACCAAAACCGCCAACCGCTGCGGCTGCGGCAACCTGCCAATATGTACCGTCGTTAAGCCATGTGGAGTCACCATCATTCGCGGTATTGGTACCTGTGACGATTGTACCACCACCTGGTTCGGCATCTGCATGTTCATTTATCGGGAAGCCCGCCTCAATAGCCGTTTCGAGTTTGTTGAGCGAATCTGTCTCGGCGTCAAAATCTGCTCCATCGTTATCATCCGCCATCTTTTGCAGCATCCCGGCGAGCGTTGCCGTGCCGCCATCAAGAGCAACCGGGATTCCGATATCTGATGGATCAACTTCTACCGAACCACTCCAGTCCATAACCCCACTGGCTAACAGCGAATCGGTAATCAAAACACCACCCGTCACTCTATCATAGATATCCACGCTGTATCGGCCAGCGGCAATGCCTCCAGGGAAAGTTCCGACATACGTATATCCACCAGCTGGGGTTTCAGTTAATGCGATATCATAATCCGTCCAATTTGCTATGACCAGCGTTTCCCATGTGGTATTGGTAGCATCCCAATAATGATTGGAAAGCGACCTGCGGACCACTGCATACAAAGTATCACCCGTCGCTGAATGTCGGTATTGGATTTCATTTGCCACTTGATATTACCTCTTATCCATATTGCTCAAGCATTCTTATTTCTGCCATCCACCTGATGTCTGTCGCTACCGTTCCGGTGACTGTAATCGTCAATCCACCAGCTGCCGCCGCGATTGCAGGAATGGTATGAGTGGAACCAGCAACGATTAAATCAGTAACAACCGCAGCCTCCAGTAATGAGTATGTACCACCTCCTGTTTTACACAGAACTACATTCCTGGCCTCCCAAACTCCGTGAGTACTGGCATCACCACCACCCGTTGCTTTTTTTCTTGCGTATATTTTAATGTCACAGTGGGCACCACTAAAGGTACTAAGTTCCGGTAATTTACTCGAACCATCCAAATACATCACGGCGGTAGAACCATCAGTAGTCCGTGCCCTAAGTAATACTCTTTCGCTTTGGCAATCACCATCAACAACAATTTTTCCTGATGATTGTACTACTGCCCCATAATTTTTCTGAATACCATATAATCCACTAATGCTGCCATAATCTTCAACGGTCTCATTGTAATATCCACTAATGCTGCCATAATCACCAGATGTTATATGTCCCTCGCCACTGGTTATATTATAGGCTCCTGATACAGTATGCTTCTTCCCGCTTGTAAATGAGGCATAGGCTGTTGATGCAATTCTGTGATCAGCGCCCAATGATGCTGACCAGGCAGCAAGACCCCTGATGTTGTCACCAAACGTAAACGCAAAGGCATAATTCTCATCATTTGCTTCGTGCGGAATTATCCATGCCGGAGGGTCGCCGGTAGCATCTGCATCATAACCTCCAACCAATAATCTGTCTAATACTATAGTTGTATTTGTGCTGCCATCATAAGTTGAACTCTCAACAATAGCCATACTTAATGCTTCTTGTTCCCCGCTTTTGCTTAAAAACGCAACTACGTATCTATCAGCAGGAAATTCTGTCTCGTAATCACCAGCAACAATTACTGTCGTTTTAGTAGCACCATCCGACGTACTGACTATGGCTATTGGTCCATCAGCACTATACGAGGAACCTCCAGATAAGGAGTTTTTACCACCACAAAAACAACTGACTGAAAGCGTTGCACAATTATAACCACTGAGAAAACTATAGGGCCCGCCCAGAAAACCCTGATAGCCGACAGCAAAGGATCCTTTTACATCAGCCCCATCATTAGTACCTCGTGCGTGCATCCGCCACCCACCGAACATTGAGTATTGTGGTAACAAAGATTCGTCCCATGACACAGTCGAAATAGCCCCTTCTGTGCCGATATAACGACCGAAATAAAGGCACGCACGATCAGCAGAGAACCCCATTGCATATACATTGTTAGCATCATTGATATCAGGTATGCGTTTGCCTGTCGCAGCATCAATAGCATATACAAAATTGGGGGTGGTGCCTGATGGCAGCGGACTACCAGATTGTGTATCGGTGATAGTTAATATTCGTTCTTCATTTATTCTCTGTATTAAATCCATAAAGCCTTACCTTCCACTGTAAGACTTTACGATTTACAAAGGATTGTCTTTCAGAGTGGCTAACATCCCCAAATCTATCCCATGTCAGCAATACGGGAGGATATCCCTTTAATTCCCCTGTATAATTTAAGGGAGAGGAGAGACAGTGTACATCTATTGTCCGCTACGCAGCCATTCTCACAGCCTCTCAACTCTCCCAACTTATTTACATTTCACTGATATCGTCTTCCCTGTTCCTTTACAGGCTTCGCACTTTATTTTCCCTGTTCCGTTACATTTTGTACATTTGACATAACCTTTGTACTGATTACCGCTGCAATGCGGACATATCCATGTAACATAAATTTTTTTGTGATGCCTGTTTGTGACACTGAAACAATCACTGGCAGAACATGGACGATATTCTGTTACCCATTTTTTCTTAGTGATCCACACCCCCCCAGAAGATAGGCATTTGATCTCTTTTTTATGACGATACGGAATTTTCCCTTTTCCATTACACTTTTTGCATATCTCGTACCATTTGGCATGTTTTTTACCTTCGCTATCGATGTGAGAACATTTAACATTTCCTGACCCATTGCACTCTGGGCATTTGACAATCTTTGTACCACGACAGACGCTACAGGGCTTGAGGTTTGGTTTTTTCGGTTCAGGTGTTAATTTGGCTGTGTCTTTTTTGGTCCCTAGCTCAATAGTCTTTATTTTGCCCTCAAGTTCTGCGATTTTCTTTTTTTGCCTTTGTATAGTTGATTTGAGCAGTTTGTTTTGGGCGCGTAGTTCTCTTATTTCCTGCGGAACCGGTTCCTCTGCACATAGAATACATGCCGCACAAAACAATGTCATAAACAAAAACACTGATTTAAGTATTGGATATTTCATTTCTTCTCCTTCTTAAGCTGATTGAGACGACATTGCTTTGATTCGTCAAAATAGACATTATATCCTTCTCTGTATTCATACGTTGACCCACATTCCCAAATCACTTCATCGTCGTATTCGTACTTAACGTCCGCTCCGCATTTTGGACATTTATTATTTCCCATCAATCTACCTCATATTCCACCACCACATTTACTTCAACAGGCGACCATGGCGCGGGAAAAGAATAAACCTTCTCCGGCTTGTAGGGGTCAAGCGCAACCGGCTCATTATTGTTTGATACCTGCCATAATTCCCAATCCCAAAGCGTATTCTGCACCCACTGGCCGTATTCTTGGCCGGTTGGGGTTACGCAGCCAGTCGGTCCCTTGCGGTGCATCGAAGCTGCGTGATAGTCGTTGCGTGCCTTGTGGCGGGTGTTATAGACTCGAACAAGTTTTACTGCATGGTTTATGTCTGATAAATCCCCATCCCTCAATTCAGGATGGAACTCGTAAACATCATCAAGATAAACGCGGGTGAAATTCCAAGGGTTATTTTTTGGCCCGGTTTCCTGTAAAAGCAAGGAACGAAGAAACAATTTTGTGTTCGATTTCCAATACTGTGTCGGGACCTGAATCGGCACTGGCCGGGGATCTACATCGTGTACAATTCGATGGATTTCGCTTTCCCGATGCATTGTCCGGTAAACCCTGATTCCACCTCCGATAAAAAGCCCACCTATCAAAATAAAGGCTGCTGCAAAACCGACGTTGTACCAATTTGGTTTACTTTTCATGTCATTTTCCTTTCGTCACTGCTGGGGTTCTCTTTTGCTTTCGCAGATTTTTGAGTTTCCTTAAGTTCGGCGATTAGGGACTGGAGGTTTTTTGTCGAGCCAATCGGACACGTTTTCTTGTTCGGACAAGTAAGCCAGCCCACTCCCTTGTCGCAATTCTCACACAGATTGGCCAAGTGTGCTGCCATAACATCATCTTTGCTTAATAATTCTATTAGCCTAGGTATGTACTTGCTCATGTCATTTTCCTTTCGGGCTGATGGGGAATCCGCTATTTAATTACTTTTTGCTTCAGTGTTTCCGGCAGCTTGATTCCCTTGAGGTCACAGCCCCTGAGATCA